CTTTGCATATTGTAATTCTGGAAGGCTGATTAAGCCCGGCACTTTTAAGAGAGTGTTATATAGGCGATCAGTATGATTACTGCGGACAATATGAGCCTCTTTAGCATTCTCAGTTAATGACCAAAGGATCTCTTGAGTAGCTGTGCGATCTTGGTCAAGAGTTTGTTGATAAGCCAAAGGTGTTTTTTCAGCCCATCGAGAAATGGTTTGAAAGTCAATCTCATCGCCAACACATAGAACGCTGTCAAACTTCTCACGCCTTGCAAGTTTGATGACATTCTTGACTGCTTGCTCATGATGGTATGGGATTTGAAGATCGCTGATAACTAAATATCGCTTAATCGTCATCCTCATCGTCAGATGGGTCTATGGAAGGAATAATCCCACCATCGCCTACGACCCAATTCGGAAATGTTTTTATTTCCGTCATGAGCCAAAATGCGTGCTCAGGCGAAAATCCTGCTTTCCTTGCAGCTGTGTAGCAAGAATGTAAAGCCAAGTAATGTTGATCCATTTTTGATAATGGTTCAGGAGAGTGGCGAACTACGCGACGATTGATCTTTTTGCGTTTGATAGGTTTTCGTGTGTTCGCCATAAAATAAATTATCGCTTACTGATTAAGACAAACAGATCATCAACACGCTGTTGCAATTGCAAACTTTGAGTTTCTAATCTGGAAATTTGGTCTTTAATCGATGTGCCTGAATTGGGCTTAAGTTCAGATAAATACGATTTAATAAGAAAGCGCAGACCCACTAATAAACTGGTTGATACGGCGCATACGCCAACGACGATAGCGACCCAAGATTCGATTGTCATTTTGCATTAACGCCATAATCAGCTTCTTTGCCTGAACTTGGATCAATTGCTTTTGCAAGAGGTGCAATTAACGCACCAGCAAGGATTGCAAGTTCTGGTCGAATGTCTGCAACGATTGCCAATAAGACAGTAATACCAGAGGCTGCAACAGCTCTAAGATATGACTTGATTGCTGCTTTGTGTTTATTAGTTAGTTTCATTATTGCCTCCTAGTAGTGGGATATCAAAAAACGCTGAATTCATATCTTGATCTTTTTTAAAGCTGATGTGTATGTGATGATTGTGTTTGTTAATGCCTTTGTATTTACGCCATTTCCAACCAAGCAAAGGTGATGCTATTTTTTCCTCAAAGATCACATAAGCGATACGCCCTTGAGTTTTCCCATACAGTCGAATCTGATCTGCCAAATACGCTGGAATCCTTTTGTCGTCAGATAGCCCAGCAGTAATGTCGATTGCTCTAACGCATCCTGTTTTTGGATCAGGGTTGTGGTCGGATTTTGCTGCTCTTGATAAATGTGCCACAGAAGCAGCCCATCCATCACTTTTACGATTCCGGTCTGGAAAGCAGTCATCTGTTTGTTCTCTTAACTGAACAGCAGCTTTAGATAACCAAGCCTTCATTAGCCAAGTATCGTTTTAAGTTCATCAGCAGTTAAACCAATGCGATCAAGAATGGCTTGGCGTTTAAGTTCCTTTTGTTCAATTTCTGCTTTTTCATCTTTTACAACTTGCTTCAATGCAGCGTCAATTTCTTTTTGTGTGGGAGCATCGCCCTCTATAACAATCCATTCAATAGTTGAATAATCATCGTTTTCAAATCTGAATTCGGAATTAGGTTTTAACTTATGAATTGCTTTGACTAGATTACTCATTATGCACCAATTTCCATTAGAATTATTGTTGATGTTGCACCTTGCGCTTGTGCCATTACTGATGCGCTGTTTAGGACATTTTGTGATTTAATTTGTGTTTTGTAAGTAGTTGAACTTGTAGTTGCAGGACTGTCTAAAAAAGTAATTCCAGCGAGGGATGTTAATTGTGATTGAGCAGATGATGTAGTGGCTCTAATGTATAATGCTCCAGCATCATCAGTTCCATTTGCTTCATAAACTGATGTTGCACCACGCATTAATCTTACTGATCCACCTGCTGCTTGTTCTTGCCTAGTGGCATAAAGTGATTGAGTAATTAAAACCAAAACTTTGCTTGTGGCTGATGATGGTGTAATTGATAATGACAATCCTGTGTCGCCATAAGTAGTTGATGCAACAGTTGTGGCAGTTGAATAAGTTGTTGAAACAACTTGCAAAACTTTACCTCCACCTGATGGAGCAGCCCATGCTGGCACGCCTCCAACTACTGTAAGGATATTTCCAGTTGATCCAATTCCAAGTCTTGTGTTTGTGTTAGCAGTCGATGAACGATATTCAATATCACCAAGAGTTGTTGATGGGTTTAATGCCTTTGTTGTTGTATCAACAGATGAACCAAGCGTGCGAATAGCAGCTGCGCCATCTTTAACCAGCGCGGTGTCGTCTGGTGTAGTCCAGCCATAATTGGTAGTGGTTGCCATATTGTCCTTTATCTCAGGCTACGATTGTAGCGTATTCCCATGTTAATGTTGGGCTTAAAGTGTTCCAAGCCTCTGTGATTGGTGTGGTATTCCATCTCATCGCCACTTGACTGAATGCCACAGGCGACAAGTTAATTGTTAGGAATAATTCGTTAAACCTAGTGCTCCATGACCAACCTTCAACATATCCTTCAAACTCACCTGATGAGATTTGATTAGGTAGGTTCTGGATGTTTAGAGGTTGCCCCATAAATACGCCAAGCAGATTATCCCGATCACTATTGTCAATCTCTGGATTTGTGATTGGGAAGGTAATGCTCTGAAATGCTGGTTGAGGAAAGGCTCGTTGGGCAATATACCGATCTGCCACAGCTTGAGCATCCACAGCTGAGTGAAGGACTGATTGAATGCTTTCTGCTTTGTAGCCATAAGTTGCAATTGAACTTGCTGAGGTTGCAGTTTCCTGAGATCCAAAGTTGTTCCCATAGTTTATGTAAATATCATTTCTAATATCACCTGATCGAGTGATTGTGCTAAGTCCTTGACCTAATGCATGACGGGCATCAAGATCAACATAGCCATTGGCTAAGAGATAAGTTTGTCTGTGATCCGCATCTGCATATCCGATATTGCCTTCATTATCTTCATATAAATATCCAAATGCTGAGTTTGCAATTAGTTGAGCAATGTTAAAAATAGTATCAACATCAGCTCCTCTGTTTTCCATTGTGTATAAGCCCGGCTGATCTATCTCGCCAAGTCCTAGATTTAACGCATCAGCCCATGTTTCAGTTGCATCATAACCTGCCCAAGTTGTAGCTGCTGGAACATCATTCCAAGATCCAAGCAATACGCTAGACAAAAGATCATAGATTTGGTTGCCATCTTCATCTTGTGAAATTGTGCCTGAATACAATTCTTTTGCTAACTTAACAAGTGATCCCATTGCAAGGATTGTGTATTGGATTACAGTTGCAATTGATCCAGTAGCACCAACGCTCACAGTAATATCTGTTAAATCCCCACCAAAAACATTTACATAAGTTCCTGCGCTGTCTTTGACTTGCAAACTTAAACTGTCGTTAATATCAAATGGCAAGGTTTGACCAGATAAAGCCACAAATGTAATTTGCAAATAAGATGGATTTGGTTGCTGGTAAATATCTGTTCGACCAGCCTGATGCTGAATATCGCTTATTGCAATGTCTGTGTAATCAACACCTGCAACTGTAAGTTTCCAATCGGGTGACCAAGCGGTCATTATCTACCTACTGTTCCACCGACTAATAGTCCTTGTGATCTTGCTGCGCTTTGATTAAGCACACCTGCCACAGCTCTCGCAGCACCTTCGCCATCTATTGCATTAACAGTAATGTTTGTTACTTGACCCATACCGCCACCGCCAAAATTACTATTTGTTTTTGGAACATTTGGTAATTTACTACTACCTGATTTTGATGGATCAGGCAATGAACCAACATTAACTCCGGGAATTATATTTACAACTCTAATTAACTCATTTGCAAGTTTTACAACTAAGCCAATTGCTTCTCTTAGAAATGTAATAAATCCTGAAATAATACCTGCGATACTTGCAATAGTTCTGCCAAAACTTGCTGCGCCTTGCTGAGTTTCTAATAAGGCTGCATTCAATCCTGCATCGCCTGTAAGTCCTGCAATAAATCCGTTAAGTGCTGGAACGCCAACATCATTTATAAATGTAATAAACTTTTCAACCTGTGGCAACAATGCAGTTCCTAGACTTTCCTTAGCCTCATCAAATCCAACTTTTAAGCGATCAATCTTGCCTTGAAATGTTTCAGCGTTTGTAGCTGCTGCGCCACCATAAAGTTCAGCAAGTTTTGCTTGCACCTCAGTAAATGACAATGTTGCAAGTTCAGCCTTAGATAATCCAAGACCTAATCTGCCAAGTGCTGCTTGATTACCATCTTGCGCTCTACCTAAAGCATTTGCAACTGTTTCTAAGTCTTTACCTGATGCAGCACTAATATCTAAAGCAAGGGTTAATAACTTTTGGGCTTCCTCAGTTGATTTTGTAGAAACCGCCAACCTCTGCATGGCTGGTCTTAATTTGTCATCGGCAACACCTGTGGCTAAAGATGTCTTAAGGATCATGTCCTCTGTTGCCTTTATTTGGGCATCAGTAGCACCTGTGGCTTGTCTTAAAGCATTGGCTAACCTAAGTTGTGCTTGCTCATCCTCTATTGCAGCCTTGACCCCATCAACGGCTAATTTAGTGCCATAGGCAACGGCAGCAGCAGCAGCGACTGCAAATGCAGCAGCAGCCTTCTTTCCAAATGCTGAAATCTTTTCGCTGTTAGTTTCAACGGCATTGTCAGCTTGATTTAATTTATTCTTAAGATCATCAATATCCGCAAGGATCTTAAGCGATAGGGTTCTAGTATCTCTTGCCACTTATGCCCACTTATCTAGAATGCGGTTATATGCCGCTTCCCATTTGTTAATCAATTCAGGCTGAATTCTGCGAAGCGTTGGGTAGATAAACCAACCACGCGAACCTCTGCCTTGCCTTCCGCTATATGTAGGAAACTGTTTGAACTTATTAGATCCAAACTCAACACCACCCCATAAGGTTTGCGTGTTAGCCCCACCTGAAAATTTCTGTCGTGCGAAACCATATTTGAACTCACCGATTTTGCTTGACTTTGAGATGCTAACTCCGTCTGCAACTCTCTGCGCAACCTTGCCTGATTTTGTTCGACCTCTAGCTGCTGTTTTAATTTCCTCAGCTGCGTAAGTCGCCAAAGCATTAGATTGAATTCTTGCTTCCTCTGTGGCTTGCGCATCCATAACTTTGAAAGCCTTGAGAATATCGCGTATGTCATTGCGACTGTAAGCAATGGTTTCACTTGCCATACCTCGCCTCCAATACTTCGATCGCTGTTAAAATATCCTCTGCTTCAACCCATTCACTCATTGGTATCTTTGTGACAATTGCCAACTCAACCAATAATCTGCTTAGGCTTCCTGCTGGATGACTTTTGGGTCTGCATCACCGACTATTACATCGGCAATAGTTTCCATCCAAGCCTCAAATGGTTTAACTGGTTTTCCAGCAGCTTCACGCTTATGTGCGTTGTATGCTAAAAACATCAGATCCCACATGCCAAGTTTTTCTTTTGCTTGGCTTATGGTATGACCAGTTGATTTTTCCCATTTAGCCCACTCAGGCGGTTGGGCAATATATGTTGCTTGCTCGCCTGAGTTATATTCAATTGTGATTGGTAACTTCATTTTTTGCTCCCGTTTCTATTTTTTAACTAAATGTTTCTGTTACTTCACCCTTGCTAACTGTGAAAGTAAATGCAACAGTTTGTGCATCTACACCTGAGCCACCGGCTGTTGGAAACTCTGGCTTTACTGGAAACACAAATTGTGCTCCTGTTGCAGCTGTCATTGTGATAGATATATCTGTGTCTGGTGCTGTTTCTGCTGCTGTCCAAATTGCTTCACAAACTGAGTTTGCCTTGCCCCAATCAGCCAACATTTCTAATTCAAATGTTCCTGAGATGTTTGTGGTTTTGTAAGCCTCGCCATCAAGTGTTTGATACACCTGACGATCATTGACTTTTGTTAAAATTGCGCTGGTTGCTTGTGCATCGATGTCTGTTCCACCTGTGAAAGACAACGAAACATCGCGACCGGTTATTACTGTGGTTGCCATGATTTCTCCTTAGACTGTGCGTGTGTAGTAGGTAGATACTCGAACATCTGCGATAAGCAAAGTCGATGCTCCGACTGTGGTGACT